ATGAATCCAAAATCCAATCCCTAAATCTTTAATATTGTATGACTTATTACGTTCAGCAGAATAAACCATACTTTCAGACATTATGAATTTACCACACTTAGATATTTTAATAAAATTATTCATTAGTCTTATTTTTTTTATTATAAATATATCTTAATCCAATTAAAATTGAATCATAAAAGAGTATTTGCTTTGCCTCTGGTTAATTTTACAATATCACTCCACTTAGTTAGACCGATTTGATTGGCGGGACCTGTTCTTGCGACTCCGCTTTCCCATTTTGTTACGGTTGGGTATGCCGGTTTTGCACCTCCTCCTCCCCCTGATGGTGGTGGTGCGGATTCTTGTTCCCCCAATTCACCACTATCTTTTTTAGGAGTATAATCCCTCATTAGTCTAATAATTGAGTCAATGTCGGTTTTCATATTTGATAAATATTTTGTGGGAAACAAATATTTTTGTATATTTGTAAAATGAAACATTTTGTATTTTTATATTTCATATTATTAGGATTATCTTCATGTGTAAAATATGAAGAACCGACCCTTGTTAGTTTACCTGGCGAATATATTGTTGATAAAATAACCATAACACCGATTGACGGTGAAGAATTGATTGATAGTATTTATTTACCCGGTACAACATTCCTGAATCCAAATGAAGACATTCCATTGGATTCTGTTGATGTTGGATTTAAAAAATGGCATTTTGATTATAGTGTAGTTTCTTTTAATAAAGAAATTAATGGTTGGGGTCAATCTGAATGGACTCAACAATATTTTTATAACCTAATACCTTCTTGGACTGTATATGATTTAGGTTATATTGACATTAATTTGAATGGAAAAAGACTTATATTTAAGATAATTGATGATTCCGCTGAGAGTTTAACGTTAAGAACCACAGGAAGGTGGACTTTTATAAATTCTTGGGAAGAAAAATCAATTACCTTACATTTAACAAGGACCGGACCTTAAAAAAACTCAGTATCGGGTAGTCTCCTTGGATTTAAAATATAATACTCGGTTAAGAATGACACTAATTCTTGCTCATCAATTGACTCTTCTAAAAAGTCGTCGTCACCGAAATCAAATTCATCCTCTTCATCGTCCTCACCTAAAAAAACCTCATTAAACTTTTTTTCGTTATCATCTAAAAAAGAATAACCGTATTGTTTAATTTCATTTAGCTCTATTGTGTCTATTCTAACTTCATCCTCACAATCCTGTAATAATCTGAAAGTCACTTTTAATGTTTGTGACGATTCATTTATTTCATATTCTACCAAATCTTTGATTTCCATAACATCCATTTTCATAAGAAATATCACAAAATAATAAAAAATCTATAATTAATAATTTTTAAATCTTCTGAACATATCCAAAGTTTTATTAACTTGTTCTTGGAGAGGTTCCATAATGTCAATATCAATCTCATCAATATCTAAGTCGTCGATATCTCCAAACTCAGGTTCTAAATCAAAATGATGTGAGCTTTTATCCTCAAATCCTGTTCCTCCGCACCACTCACATTCCTCATCATTAAACTCATCTCTTCCTATTCCCCCACAATGAGTACAATCCAATTCTGAATCATTATCAAATGTACCGTGTTCCATGTCATCAGGACCGTCACCAATCATATCTAACTGTTCACCCATACTTACATATTCATCAAAACTAACTTCGGGTTCAAACTTTGCACCAGACATAACATCTTCATTAATGTTCATGTTTTTATATTCGGTAACATCACCCTTATTGCTAACAGTAATTCCACCTTTGTCGTTTGCAAAGTCTTGGACATATAAGGGTTGGGTGTTTGATTGTCCATATTGTGTTGCGTATCCATCATAAATCTTTTTATGTTGGTCAAGAATATCGTTTCTTTCCGCTTGGTTCATTTTAAAAAAGTATGAGCTCATATTTTGTTTTTTTATTATAAATATGTTGATTGGTTAGAAGTTATTTTATATATTTTTATTATGGAAAGTCCTAAGATATCAAAACAACCTATTTTTTATGATAATAGAGGTTCTTTTATTCCAATACCAATTAAAGAAGATTGGATTCAAAGTAACATAAGTTTTAATGATAACATCTACACATTAAGAGGTCTTCATTTACAAGAAGCTCCGAAAAGACAATCAAAACAAATTACAGTGTTAAAAGGTAAAATTGTTGATATTATCGTTGGTTTGGTGGGAGATGAATTGGGTAAGGTTTATTACTATGAAATGGAAGAAGGAGATAGTCTATATGTTCCTAAAGGTTTTGCTCACGGGTTTTTAACCCTTAAAAAAAATACGGTCATAAATTATTTTGTGGACGAAATATATTCAGTAGAACACGAAAAAAGTATTTTTTGGGGTAGTCACAAGGAAGTGTCAAAGGTTGTTGAGGATTATTTAGGTGACAATAGATTAACTATAAATCAAAAAGACAATCAATCTTTGGATTTTGATGAATATATTAAAAGCTTAAAAAAATGAAAGTTGATTTAGATACATACGCCGAGGGTTCTATATTATTGGATGGTTTAGAAGATGCAATTATCGGCATTGTTGAGGAATTTGGTAACGGGAATAGAATTCTGTATTCAAAAAGTAAGATATTAGATATCCTAATGGAACGGGATGGTATGGTTTATTCTGAAGCCGAAGAATACTATGATTATAATATAATTGGTGGTTATTTTGGAGAGCAGAGTCCTGTATTTTTGGATTTACCTTTAACCCCAATTAAAACTGATTCAGGATACGAATTTACAACAGATGTATATATAGAATAAGAATTGAATTCGCGAATTTCTTGGCGTACCTTGAAACTCTATCAATGTCAAGTTCTAAATCATTTTCGTTCATAAATTTAACGGTACCTTTTATTAGTTCGTCTTTAGCTTTGTCAGCTAACTCTAAAACTTCATCACAAATTTCATTGTCAACATTATGGTAATTAAAATCGGTTTCCATTCTTTCTCTACCCATGTAAAGGTATGGAGATGCTCCAAGCATATTTGTTACACCACATTCTCTCAGTTTTAACAAATAATCCTTAAAAAATTTCATTTTAAAATATCTAAAGGTATCTATGTTTTTTAAAAAGACATCGTTATCAGACTCCTTAATTGTATTTGGGTCCAATTTGACCCAAGCATCACTTGATGAAATCAAATCTAATTTACTACCATTATCCCATTCTACACCGTATTGCATATCACCAAATAATTCAAACGCTTTAACTACAGTACCTTCGGTTCCTTGGGGTATGGATGTTTCTCCATCCATATACACTAATCTAACTCTATCACCTGGTTTTAACGCTTGTTTTAGTCTTGACATAAAAAGAATTTAAATATAAATATTCGCAGTATTTATTAATGTATGAAAATCTCAGTTTTAATAAACGAACACCAAAAAAAACAATTATTAGTTGAGTCATCACTTAACCAATTTACCAATGTTGTTAAAAATAATTATGAGTTTGTAAAATCAATAATCCAAGATTCGTCAAAACAAATGGGAATGAATCTTGAATTTTTAATTACTTGGGGTGCCAGTATTGGAGGATTTGTCGGACCTTTAAATGATTTTATAAAAGGTGAGTTCCCTGACATATCGTCAACTGATTTAAGTTTAATATTAACTGGTATTATTTCAATTTATTATCTTGATAATAAAAAATTCATAAAGAATATATTATCATTAATTGAAGAGAAAGGATTAAAATCTATGTTTTCGGTGGCATTAAATAAAAGTAAGGAATTCAAATCTGTATTTGTTGAATTTATTTCTAGTTTAAATTTAACCTTACATAAAGTCACCAATATAATGAGTTATACTTTTATATTACCCCTAATCCCAATGTTATTTCAGATGGCTCAAAGTGGTCAATTTAACCAACAAGATATTAAAGAAATTTCAATTAGGTTGGCAGGATTTGGATTACTGACGGTTACAGGGAATATGATTAAAGAAATTATAACAAAAATACTCAAAAGATTTAAAGGTTGACATCAATTACATGACGTATATTTACCGTAATCATCTCATCATCAATAGTATATCCAATACGAGGTGTAAACATACTTCCAGTTTTTTCATTATGTGAAATCATTTTCAAATTTTCGTCCATAGTATATTTTGAAAAAAATGACACTAGTTTTTCATTAAGAAAACTTAATTTTTCGATAATCGACTCTATATCTGGGGCGCATTCGGATTCATAAGTAATATCCAAAAGAATCGCATCCACCATTGATTTAAAATAATCAATAGTGATTTTAATTTTTATCTCGTCTTGTGATATCCCAATTTCTGTATAGAAAAAGTATTCAAAAATTTCTTTATTACGGTTTATTTTGTTTTCCATTTTTTATTATAATTAATTAACGAGTCAATTACTTCTTGTTCTTCATCTTTGTTTAATCCATGTAAATCTTGGTGGGTATCAAACCAATCTCTCACTAATTTCTCAAAAGGTTGTTTTGTTAAATTAGATAATCTTCTAAAACCTTTTACTTGTGCTTCAATTTCAAGGGGTTGTAAGTAATATTCTAAATTAGTTACTCTACTTGAGTTTTGATAATTTTCTAAATCCCCACGATTTTTTTGTAATCCATGTTCAAGCTCATGGGTGATAATCTCATTAAGTTCCCCAATAATTCCATAAAAATTTTTTTTCAGGTTTTTTGGATTGTGTGTGATTGTAATTTCTATATTATCGCTATCACTATAGTACCCTCCATCAACAATATAATCGTCCATATCATCAGAGTGTTCAATATATAAATCAACCGAAAACGAAAATGGGTAATTAGTAAATTCATAAAAATCATCTTCAGGTAAACTAAAATCACCTTCTTCGTTAGACTTCAAAATATTAACAATATCTCTTACAATCGTTTTAGTTGATAGACGAGTTTTTTTTTGTTCGGTAACAACTTCTTTTGACTCTATTTCCACATCATCAATTACGATATTATTAGAATTCTCATTATCAAAAAATACAAGGACCCTTGAAATTTCTGATTCTATCCCTCGTCTAAAATAATATAGGTCATTAAATCTTTTAATTAACTCATCTTTCGGTAGTTTTTCATATTTGTTAAAAAGAAATGTTGATATATTATCTTTCGTATTTGTAATTATTATTTTAACCCTAATGTATGGATAAGGTTCCCCAACTCTAATCATTGTTCTATATCCCAATACTTTAAATTTAAAATCAATATCTGATATTATTTCTGGACTAATGAACGGACCGTCATAGGTATATGTTTTTTCACCAATCAACTTATTGATTCTATCAATTTGTTTTTCATTTAACATATTAATAAATATACTTTGACCTTGTTTAAGTTTTTAACTATTATTAGGTTATAAACAAACTATATGAACAAAAAATTTGATTTTAAAGATATCACTTTAATTCCTGAAACCTTATCATCTATTCGGTCACGAAGTGAAATTAGTGTTTATAATGAATATGGATTTTTACCCATAATGGTTTCCCCAATGGATACTGTTGTGGATTCTTCAAATATTAATTTATTTAATGAAGGAAATTTATTCACATGTGCTCCAAGAGGAGTTAATTCCAACAACCAATACGTGTTCCAATCTATATCATTAGAGGATTTTGAGACAATAGTTTCTCTCAGAGTTAAAGCAAGTGGTTTTTTATTAATTGACATCGCTAATGGTCACATGAAATCATTATATGATTTATGCGTAGAATTTTCAAAGAACAACGATTTAAGTAAGGTTATGGTCGGTAATATTGCTAACCCGAAAACTTATAATAAATTTGCTAAAATTGGTGTTGGGTATATTAGAGTCGGTATTGGTGGTGGTAGTGGATGTTTAACATCAGCAAATACAGGTGTACATTTTCCTATGGCGTCTTTAATTAGTGAGTGTTATAATATTAAGAAAAATAATGAATACACAACAAAGATAGTTGCCGATGGTGGTTTTAGAAATTATGATGAAATAATCAAAGCATTAGCTTTAGGTGCTGATTATGTTATGCTAGGAGGATTACTTAATAAAACTTTAGAATCTTGTTCTGATATTAAGTTATTTAATCGGATTAAAATATCACACGAATTAGGTATAAAGATTTGGGAAAAGTTCCCAAAAATGAGAAAACATTTTTATAAAGAATTTAGAGGTATGAGTACTAAAGCAGTTCAAAAAAAGTGGGGTAAATCTAAACTAAAAACATCAGAGGGAATTCATAAAGTAAATAAAGTTGAGTACCGATTAGACCAATGGATTAGTAATTTTAAGGATTACCTGAAATCAGCAATGTCTTACACTAATTCTATGAATTTAGAATCATTTAAAGAATCAGAATACGTTTTTATAACGGAAAATGCCTTAAAAAGATTTGATAAATAATTAAATGAATTTAATGGAGACTTTAAGGTCTCCATTTCCTTTTATTACTCTGTGATATAATCCTTTGGGTATAAAAATCTCTTTACCTTTTTCTAATAAAATTGGTAACTCATTATCTAACTGAATCATCCAGTTTGTTTCATGTAAACTCTTAACGATTCTATCTTCTTCGTCTACATGCCACTTTAATTCGTGGTCGTCAATTGATTCTGAAAATGTCCTAACTACCCCGTCCTTTATGGTTTCATTTTTGAATGGTAATCCTTCGTATTTCATTACCAACTTCTTGATGATTTTAAACCTAATTTCTTACGGTATCTTGAGACATTACATGACCAATACCCTGCTTTGGTTCTATCTTTCTTTTGGTCACATTTGTGTCTGGCTCTAAAAGATTTTGCCGCCCCTTTATTGGCATTTTTAACACGAAGATTAGGGTCTCCAAATGTAACCTTTTTAATATTACCACCAGGTGTTTTTACATATACCGCAAACTTTTTAGGACCACCAGGTGTTCTAAATGGACTATTTAACTTTACATTTTTACCACGATGTTTTGCTTCGGTAACTATCTCCCAAAGGTCATCCTCATATATCGGAGCATCTAAGTACACCTCTTGGTCATTTTCAAGAAGTACTTTTTTACCCAAATCAGATTCTACAATCCAAATATCGTCCTCATTTAATCTGATTTTATTATTATCATATAACCACCTAACTTCATTAATTAATGAAAAATATTTATCCGAATAGATTCTAAACACATTTTCACACAAAGGTAGATTATTATCTAAATGATATTTCAATTCTTTAGAAACTGTAACATCTTCAGTAAGTTTCATCGGAGGATTTTTAACCTCACTAAGTATTTTATTAACTAAAGTTTCTATTTTTTTTGACATATCTTGATTTTATAATAAATATTTTACAACTTAGAGAATTTTCTCAACAATAAAGCAGACCCAAAACAAAGTCCCGACAGTGAGTATAAAACCAAGTTTGCGCTCCACAAACTCCCTGTTAGTGACATAAGATAGTATTGTATTATATCGAACCCAAATGGGTTGAAGAACATCCCCATCATAAGTAGCTTTACATATACGTTTTCCAAGAAAATTTTCCTCCAAGTCTTTTTTACTATCTCCATCTTCCATGTTGTAAAAATTAAATTTTATGGTTGTCACCAAATATCATATAAATACTATAGAATAGAAATAATTTTATTTGAGTGTATATTTATTGAAGAAAAAGAATCTCAATATGAAAAAAATAAACGAATCAAAACTCAGAGAAATTATTAGAAAAAGAATTCTTGAGGAAACTGAGATTGACTCAAAAGAAAGAAAACCAATGTGTCTAAGTAATAACACTATACCGTTGGATGAAATTGTCGGTAAAGCAGATGACTTTATACATTACACTCCGAGTGTTATGAAAAGAGGTGGTGGAGTTAACTCAATGGTTGATACTATAGGTATTTTAAATAATTTAAGACTGTTTAAAGACGTTTCAGACGGTGGGTCTCACTTGTCCTATGAAATGATGAATCATTTAAACAAATTTAGAAACAAAAATTATTTTGATGAAACTTCTGGTGAATGTCATCGTGCTATGGATAAAGTAATTGAACTTTATAAAGAAAATGAGCACGGTACTGAATTGGTTAAAGACATTGAGAGGGTATTAGCGCTACAATCTAAAGATGATGAATATACACCATCACCGAGAGCAAAAGAATATCTTAAAAGATGTATAAATCTTATTAAGGAAAAATAACCCTCTATATGAGGACTTTTAGGACCGTTATCAGTTATGGTAACAGGAAAAGGGGAAGTTCGCTACTGTCCCCTTTTTTGTTTTTATGATATTTATAATTGAACAATATAAATAAAAATAAAATAAAGTAAAGAATTATGGCTAAAACAAGTGCTCAAGGCTCAAAAGAGACCTTTGGAAAAAAAAAAGAGGGTAAACCAAAAAGAAAATATGGACCAAAAGAACGAAAACCAAAAGCCTACAGAGGACAAGGTAGATAATGAAAAAACAGGAATTATGAAAACAATTTTAAATTTTATCAAAGAAACTTTTATGTGGTTGAAGGGAGTTTTCAACGACGAAAAGGGAAACCCATCATCTAAGAGGATTGTAGGTATGGGATGTGCGGTTGCATTATGTATAACAATGTACCATAATAGTTTTTCATCGGTTGATGTAGCACCTGCCAGATATTTAGTTGATGCTGTTGCGTTATTAGCATTTGGAACTTTAGGTTTAGCAAGTGTTGATAAATTTACCGCTCGTAGAGGTAAGAAAAAAGAAGAAGATTCTGAAGAATAAAAAAAATAATTTTTTTTTTTGATGTGATATTTATTATTATAAAATTATAAAATTATAAAAAATGAAAAAAATAGTAAGATTAACTGAGTCAGATTTGACTAGACTTGTAAATAGAGTAATACAAGAACAAGAATATCCAGGTTATAAACCTGAATGGGATGAGTATAAACCAGGTGAGGATGACGATGCCGGGACTAAACTTGCAAAAATGAAAAGAGAAATTGACGATAAAGACTATGGATTATATAAAATGAAAAAAGCGTGGGCGTCTTCTATTATGAAGTCTAAAACTGAGGAAGAACTTATGGATAACGTTTTAAATCTGGCTGATTTCGCAACATATCGTAAAACTAAGCCGTTTAAATAAAATTTTAAAAACCCCCTTAATTGGGGGTTTTTTATTTTAGATAGGAGATTATCTTTTCTTTAACACCACATTGTTTAATACCTTCTCTCCTGTAACGGGTAAGTACAAAATTATCCAGAGCCCAATCACGAACATATTCCATACCGTAACTCATTATTTTTTTACCCATATTTAAGTCGTCAACCGCGACCCAATGAGTTATCTCAGGATGTTCTCTGAGGTATTGTTTAATTTCAATAGACCTGGTCTGTTCTAAATCCCATTCTCTTGACCAAGGAAAATCTTCTTCATAATCACAGTCCTGTATAAATTTTGTAAAACTGATAGGTTTTTTTATAATACCCTGACTTTCGTAGTATTCACCCATTTCATCAACCGTACACCAATTTCTCCAATCAGATGTCACCACAATCTCGGCATTAGTTTTTTCAATAATCTCATTTAAAACTTTAATTGCCTTTCCGTCAATATTATCAAATCTGGCATGAACAGGTAAGGACCTTTCATCCTCGGTTAATTTTTTTCTAACCTCCCTTTGTTTTTTCCATCTTGACCCCCAATTATTTGATAAACAAATAACCCCATCGTGGTCCAAAAATAATGCTTTCATTTTTTTCGTTTCTTTTTGACCGGTTCTTCAGTTTTGTCAAATACCTCAACTGAAATTGGTCCATTTTTAAATTTCTCAGTATCATAAGTCCAAATTGACTTACTTAAATCATCTTCATAAATTACTTGGTATTTTCCTTGTTTCATATTATGTTATTAAATTTATAATTAATGTTATAATCAAAACCGTTGGTATACTATACAAAAAACAAACAAATAGTTGTTTTACCTCCCCAACAAAAGAGACGTACTCGGTTTCTCCTCGGTGATATTGGAAAAATCTCCTACTGAATGTATTAATCAAACACAGCATCAAAAAAGTCATAATACAAAGATAAACAAAAAATCCCACAATCGTGGGATTTTTCATAACTTTTTTAATTTTGTTTTACCTCTTCAAAATCAACATCGGAAACTTCATAATCCTGTCCACCATTTTCCGTGGTTTGATTATACAAATTTTGAGTTATTTTTTGGAAAGTCTCGTTAACTTTATCCATTGACGATTTGATTTTTTCAACATCTTTTGATTTGTGTGATTCTTTTAGTGAATCAAGAGCTGTCGTGATTTCATTTTTATCGTCCTCAGTTAGTTTGTCTTCCAAGTCTTTCATTGATTTTTCAGTTTGGAAAATCATAGAATCTGCTTGGTTAATAACATCAGCTTCTTCTTTTACCTTTCTGTCTTGTTCTGCATTTAATTCAGCGTCTTTTTTCATACGTTCAATTTCTTCTTTTGATAATCCAGAAGAGGATTCAATACGAATTGATTGTTGTTTATTAGTTGCCTTATCTAATGCTGACACATTGATAATACCATTCGCATCAATGTCAAAAGTAACTTCAATTTGCGGGACCCCTCTCATTGATGGTGGGATTCCGTCAAGGTGAAAACGACCTATGGTTCTGTTGTCTTTTGCCATTGGTCTTTCCCCCTGTAATACGTGTATTTCAACTGACGGTTGATTATCAGCCGCTGTTGAGAATACCTGTGATTTTTTGGTTGGGATGGTTGTGTTTGATTCAATCAATTTGGTAAAGACTCCACCCATAGTCTCAATACCTAATGACAATGGTGTAACATCCAATAGAAGTACATCTTTAACCGTTGAATCACCTGCTAACACTCCTCCTTGTATTGCCGCTCCTAAGGCAACAACTTCATCGGGGTTAACTCCTTTTGACGGTTCTTTTCCGAAGAATTTTTTAACCGCCTCTTGAACTGCCGGAATACGAGTTGACCCACCAACTAAAATAATTTCATTGATGTCTGAGGGTTTCAATCCCGCATTTTTCAATGCCGATTCACAAGGTTTAATGGTTCTTTGGATTAGGTTATCAACCAACTGTTCAAATTTAGCCTTTGTTAGCGTTCTAACCAAGTGTTTTGGAACTCCGTCAACCGGCATAATGTAAGGAAGATTAATTTCAGTCGATGGTGATGACGATAGTTCTATTTTCGCCTTTTCAGCACCTTCACGAAGTCTTTGTAACGCCATAGGGTCTTTAGACAAATCAAGTCCGTTCTCGTCTTTAAATTCTTTAACTAACCAATCAATAATTGATTGGTCAAAATCATCACCACCCAAATGAGTATCACCATCAGTAGATAATACTTCAAAGACACCATCTCCCAACTCTAGTACTGAAACATCGTGTGTTCCACCACCACAGTCAAATACCACAATCTTCATGTCTTTAGATTGTTTATCAAGACCATAAGCCAATGCCGCCGCGGTTGGTTCATTTATAATACGACGAACTGTTAAACCCGCAATTTCACCAGCTTCTTTTGTTGCCTGTCTCTGAGCATCATTAAAATATGCAGGAACTGTAATTACCGCTTCAGTGACTTCTTGTCCAAGATAATCCTCAGCGGTTTGTTTCATTTTCTGTAAAACCATTGCGGAAATTTCCTGAGGTGAGTATTTTCTATTGTCAATCTCAACTCTTGGGGTATTACCGTCTCCTTTAACCACTTTATAAGGAACTCTTTTTGATTCATTTTTTGTTTCGTCAAAACTAGCTCCCATAAAACGTTTAATAGAATAAACGGTTTTATCAGGATTAGTCACCGATTGTCTTTTTGCCGGGTCACCAATCTTTCTTTCTCCACCATTTGAAAATCCAACAATAGAAGGGGTGGTTCTTTTTCCTTCACTGTTTGTAATCACAACAGGTTCTCCGTTTTCCATTACTGCTACGCAAGAATTTGTTGTTCCTAAATCAATACCTATAATTTTACCCATATAGTTTTTTGTTTTTTGTTAATTATATGTTTTTTATTTTATGGAATCAAGTTCCGTGTGCCAAATTATTAAAATCCGTACCAAATCAAAAAAACTGACATAATGTCAGTTTTTTATAAAAAATCAAGTTTATTTGTCATAGGGTCCCATTCTACCGTTAATGGTTTGTTAACATAGTCATACTTTTCATTTAATGCTGAAGCGTTTATGAAGTGAGTATCCCCATTAAACATATAACCATATCCACCGTGAATGTGTCCACAAACATGAATCTTAGGTTTAATTTTTTTGATTCTTTCAATCAACAATTCACAACCTAGCAAAGGTTCATTCCAAGGTGGTCCTGATGTGTCAACATATCCTTGAGCCGGACCATGAGTTATTAAGATGTCAGTATCTTCAGGAATGTCATTCCATTTTTGCTCAAGTTCCCAACCATTTCTTGGTAGGTTAAATGCCCAATTATAAAATTCAGGTTGCCATGGACTACCGTAAATTTTAACCATAGGACCTTCTCCGATTTGAAATCCTAACTCTTCGTCTTGGAGATAGTCAATCCGTTTATAAGAATCAATAATTTCTTTACTTTGTTTTGGACTGTCTTGAAACCCCCAATCATGGTTACCAGCAATGAATACTTTGGTATCATAGTTATCCAATGAATTAAACCATTTGCAAAATTCTTGGATTTCATGCTTATATCCCATACTTGAGATGTCTCCAGCATGAATTAACAAATCACCACCAAGTAAATCACCTGTTATTGATTTGTGTTTATTGTGAGTGTCTGAAATAAATGTTATTTTCATTTTTTTACTTGTGTATCTTCTAATTCAACTATTGTTGGTCTGCCAAAGATAAGGACATTTACTTTAACTTTACCCTTTTCTTTATCAATATTTTCAATATTTCCTTTGAATGATGTAAAAGGTCCGTCAGTTATGATTACTTCATCACCAATACTGTAGATATCGCTAAAAGATTTAGTTTTATTTTCTTCATGAATACCTATCATTCGGTTGACTTCAGCTTCAGGAACCACTTGTATATTTCCAGCTCTATCAGACAGTAAACCTGTCGCACCCTGTATTTTTTTAACAACTTGTTTCAATTCACCAATCGCGGATGTCTCAACAAAAACGTAACCAGGAAATAAAACTTTTTCTCTCTGTGTTTTTTTACCATCTTTAGTTAAAAATACTTTTTCAGTGGGTACAACAACTCTACCTATTACACCTGTTAATTCTCCTTTCTCACCCTCTTTAATAATTCGCTCAGAAACTTTTCTTTCTCTATTTGCCTGAGCTCTAACAATATACCATTCCATAATAAATTTATTTTTTTAATCCCACCATGCTCTCAAATCAGAGCCGTCATATAGTTTATCAAAGTCCTCCTCAGATGCTCTAATAGCGTCATAATCAGGACCTTTAATGATTTGACAAAGTTCTTCCCAATATTCCTTCTGAATTTCGTGAGACCTTTTGAAGATTTTACGATTATGTTCTTTTTCCTCAGGAGTATCTTTATCTTTTAGTTGAAATAACTCTTTGTTTTCGTCTACGGGTTCAAATTCCCATTCGTGAAGTATTAATTTCATACCCAATTCTTGTTCTGCAACCTCAAGATACTTGTCATTCACACAAATATCAATAAGATATGAAAGACGCTTCATTTTTGCAACCTTCTTCATGCGACTTTCGTCAATCTCAAGTCCGTATTTTTCAATTCTCCAAGACATGTCATCAACAGCGGTCTTTACCCATGGCAAAACAGAACCGTCACCGTTATACCACGTATGATTCCAAAGATTTTTACGGAATAACCATAAATTATGAAAAAATCGCGGAATATCGTATCTAAAAAGAGAATATGTCTTATAAAGTTTATTTTCATGCCATATTAATCTTTTTATTGATTTAGAAAAACTATCTGTAAACGTTACTTTCATGATTTTGTTTAATTTTAAACAAATATACAACACTTTTTATAAATAAAAAAGGGGTTGATTGACTCAAACCCCTTTTTTTGTATATATAGGCTCTCAGATGAGAGTGATAGTGTTAATAAATATGTCAATTTTAAAAAAAATACTAACTACGATACTAAAAATCAAGCTTTTTTTAATATAGAAGCGATTGTTATTCGTTTATACTCATTAAAACTATTCAGTTTATAGAATTTTTCATCGGTGTTCAGTTTTTTACCCCATTTTTCTAAGAAATTGTGAAATAGTCTCTGAGATGAGTTAATATGAGACATATTTTGAGATGATTTTAAAACTTTTATTACCCAAGAGTATTCGGATTCCATATTTTGGACGAAATTTTTAGAATTTGAGAGTATTTTCATCATATAGTTTGTATTTAATTAGTATTTTAGTATAATTTAAGTACAAATATACAAAAAAATTCAATGAAAAGGCTTTTAGAGACATTAATTAACAAAGTTTTTATAGATGACCTTGAATTAATGTATGGTAAAGGTAGTCACATAAAGATAAATAACGTAAAGTATTGTACCACTAACAAACATTTCTTAATTGATTACAAATTATACGTTTCAGACCCGGTATTATTTGAAGAAATCTATTTGGGGGGTGTTGAAATGTTGGTATCTGAAAGTTGGTCGTGGACAGGTATTGATAATGATAAAATATTGTTTACCGTAACTTACGATTTAATTTAATCCTCTCCTATTAAACCTTCATTTTTAAATTCTTGGAACGCTAATGGTACCGCGGTAACATACGGTGTTCTATTTTTAGACTGTATCTCACCAATCTTCGCATGAAATTCGGTTAATACCCCGCATTGATACGCAATGTGAAACATTTCTTCCAAATATTCTTCGTTACTCATACTCATTTTAGTGGATTTGTAAATAAATATATAATTTAAAAAAAAGTAAGTCAATTTTTTTGTCGTATTTGATTGAAAAACAAAAAAAAATCAATTATCATTATAAAAAAAACATAAAATGAAAAAAATTACAAATTCGGACACTGTTGTTGTCCACTACACTGGTAAACTAGAAGACGGAACTATTTTTGATTCTTCTCTAAATGAAGGTCGTGAACCTCTAAATGTTACTTTAGGACAAGGTCAACTAATTAAGGGTTTTGAAAATGGTTTAGTTGATATGACTGAAGGAGAAAAGAAAACAATCGAAATTGAACCGTCTGACGCGTACGGTGAAATTAATGAAATGTTAGTTACTGAAGTTAACAAAACTCAAGTACCTGAAGGTATTGAAGTTGGTCAGATGTTACAAGGGATGGGTCCTATGGGTCCAATTAATGTTACTGTAGTTGAAGTTGGTGAGTCAACTGTTAAAGTAGACGCGAATCACCCATTGGCTGGTAAAAAATTGATTTTTGATTTGGAAGTGGTTAGTGTTAACTAATCAACTTATTCATACATTTTTTCTTCAAAGTTTGGGAATCGTTTCTCAAACTTTTTTAGTATGGAGCCAGCAAAAGCGTTGGCTTCATCTTCATTTTTACCCCCAATATCAGGACCTTTACCTCGATTTAATATTGTTCTCTGATATTCATGAACCCATTCATGCGCCAATGTTCTTAGAATATCTCTATTAATTCTACCTTTAGTTAAAACTTTAATAGTATTGTCAGATGACCTTGACCCTGTAGTCATATCACCAACCCTTTTGTTAAGTAAATTAATCGTTACATCATTTTTTATTGGTAAAATATCTTGTAAGAATTTTATAAATTCTTGATATATTTTTTTATTCCTAATACCGTGTTCTTTATCAAAATGTATAACAGTAACTTTCATAGACTAATTTGTTATTATAAATATATTTATAACTAAAAGATAGTGATGAGTAGAAAATTAATAATTTCAGAAGAAGAACAAAAAGAAATTAAAAAACTATATAATTTATCCGAACAAGATTATCTCAGAGCCGGAATAGAATCTCTTTTGAAAAACATATTTTCTAAAAAGAAAGAAGACGGTAAAAAACCTGAGGACAAAGAATCAATCTCATCCATTGACGGTAAAGTAAAAATAACAGGGTATAGTGGTGATAAACTCAATAACATAAATATTTTTATTGATGAAATGAATAAAATGGGTATTACTGACCCATTACATCAAATAGGTATTTTGAGTGTCGCAGCTAAAGAAAGTAGCTTTAATTCCTTCAAAGAAAAAAGTTATTGTAGTACTCCTGACAACAGAATTATTAATGTATTTGGAAATAAACGAGGTAATAGATGTAAGTCCTTGAAGTGTGACGACTCAAAATTTTTTGAGTGCGTTTACGGTAAAAATTCAGGAGTTAGTTTAGGTAATAATCAGACTGGTGATGGTGCCAAATTTATTGGTAGAGGATTTAATCAAATTACTGGAAGAGCTAACTATGAAAAAATTAGCAGACTTACAGGACTTGATTTAATTTCAAACCCATCTTTACTTGAGGACCCTAGAGTTGCGGCTAAAGCGGCTATTTTATATTACACAAAAGGAAAATCCGCAAACTCACTCCCAAAATTTAATGATAAAAAGAAATCTGTAGAATATTTTGCGGATTTAACTTCAGGGTCTAACTCACAAAGAGCCAGAGAGAACGCATTTGATAAAATGGACAACTTTAATATTGCCTAAAAATCGTCTGTATTTTCATTATTAAGTAAAATGAAAAATGAAATACTAAGAATTTTATTTTATTCAATTTAAGTAATAGGTTATCCCTTTGCTCCAATAGTCACCATATTCTTTAAATTGAGATAAATTCACGTCATTGTAAATGAATCCTGTGATGATTTCAATCCTTTCAGATATTTCTGTGACAATCGGTATTAGTTTATCAGGGTCAAAATCCCCGTCAATTTCAATTTCAAAGCTATAAAATTCACCTTTTACAAAATCATCTACCAATAATACTTTATCAAGTTCAAATAAATATTCGGTGTCATAATCATTAAACTCATGATTATCTTTTGACTCCCATATTTTATTATCGTCCTCTTTGTATACTTGGATTATATAATCTTCCGGTGAATTATAGGGACCTAAAAAGATATCGTCAGATGTGAATATACCCTCAACTCCAATAATGTTTGAAATTTTGTCGCTATCACATTCCCCACTCTCAACATTAAATTCTAATAATTGTTTATGTTGGTCTTCGTTTAATTTATAAACATAACATTCGGAACCTCGTCCACTAACAACTATTTTGTATTTTTTCATTTCTCAATGACCATGTTTGTGTTAACGATGGGTAGTCTAAGCACCGGAATCGCGGAATGTCCTGAAGGAGCGGTACTACTTTCGATTTTTTGCATGATTTCGTAATATCCGTCCAAAGGTTTTACGGTTGAAACATTTTCCAAATCAAAAATCAATTCGTTAGGCATTGTTGCTGAGAATACTCGTGCGGTTTTGTTTGTTGTGTTAAACACTAGTTTTTGTAATGACATGTTATTTGTTTTTTTATAATTGTAGTAATCTTGATTTAATTTGTCAAATTATTTTTTTTCTTCGGGAGACAAAAGACCCCTACCAAATTTTTCTTTTCTTTCCTTAAACCTTTCTTTAACGTGTTGGTGTATAGGTCTTGGTTTACCATCCTCATCAATTCTAACAAAAACCATTTTAGTGTGAGTGACAATCTCTTGGTCACCGGTATATACATTATGTTTCCTAACTTCAATATAAAGTGTTACTGACGTATTACCAAATGATACCACATCACCATATACTTTTAAAATACTACCAACCTTAACTGGTTTTTTAAAAACTAATTCATCAATTTTAAGTGTTACTATTTTTTGTGTATCACAAATTTGAGACGCATATGATGCCGCGGCATCATCAATAAGTCCGAGTAATAAACCCCCAAACATATTATCATGCACACCAATATCTCCTTTCTTACAAATGTATGTTGTTATAAGTTCCATATTATTTTTTTATCCATTTATTATCCGAATCTAATTCAAAAGTTCCAATGTATTCTTCATTCCATTCGGTCGGTTTAATTAATGATAAGAAAAATTCTCCATTTTCTCTACGATACATATAATATTCTTGCCCGATAATCGGTTGAAAATTGTATGACGCGTTATATACAATACTATTCCACTCAAATTCTTCAAGTAATTTTTGGTATTGCTCTTTTATCTCTTCATATTTTTTATTGAAGTAATGATTGGTTTTTATAATCTTTTCTTTCTTCCAAGTTGATACATTAGTGGGAGAGATAGACGGTGCTCCTATATTTGTTGCATATGGTAGCAAGTGCGCGTAATAACCACGCTCTTCGCTCCATACAACATTGTCAGGATATTTTTTTTCTTTTGACATATCGTAAGACATTACACTTGGTAAATCAGAATAATGACACCACAAATCATCTGTGTGTTCCATTTTTTTTAATTAAAAATTCTTTCTCTTTCCATTCTTCTTAAACATTGGAGTGGTGTCTCTTTTGGTAAAATGTTGTACCCACATCCAAGAGTTCCCCCTTTCCAACTACCACTTCTTTCACCTACCTCGTCATCAAAACTAACATCAATGGTTGTTCTTATTTTTTTAAATAACCCGGTCCACTTAAACCATCTAGGTCTCCATTCTCTTTCATCAACAGTTATTGTTGCCATTCTATGTTGGGTGGTTCCATTTTTTAAAGTGTACATATATGGGTGAACCTCTTTCCATTTTTTTTCTTTCCACTCTTCTTTCCAAAAATCTTGACGATTCCCTTTAGTCTCATTAGCCCACGTACCATCTTTTAATAGTATTGATGTCCTAACCCAATCTAATTCCCAAGGCATATGATAATGTTTTGTTTTTTTACCATAACATACTACAAATGTTGTGGGTATCCATCCACCCACTGAATAAAAATACCATCCGTACCTTGGTGGGTCACATTCGTCATATTTACTTCTAATAAATGGGATATGGATATAGAATTGTCCCCATAGAATACAGAAACTAATATAGAACCGATTATCAAAATAACTGGCAGGTGCTATGGTAAAATTCCATTTTTTAAAACCGGGATAGAACGACATCCAATCGTTACGATAACCGACAGTTTTATCTCTTTCTTCTATTTTACTAAACTTCCAAAATCTTTTCATTACTTAAATTTACTTAAAATGGTATTAATTTGTTTAAGATTAAAAACACAATCCTCTTTATATTTTTCTAATCTATCCTGTATATAAACTTTTGTAGGTTCATCTGTTACTATATTATCATCCGTAATAGGGTATTCGGAATGTAGTGTCCAGTTATCTTTATGAATATAATATGTGGTTTTTGATGAAATACTAATCAAAATAATGTTACCACCATCCCTAAGTCTTGATACGGTATCAAAAGAAAATAATTTACCTTTATTTTTAACGTATTCTTTAATTTTTTCCTCTTTCTCAAATTTTTCTACCTCAGGAAATAATAGTTCCGCATATCTAAAAGGTATAAATGTATTTGAATCATAACCTGTAAGAGAATGCTCAAACTCTACTTTTTCATTCTCTTTAAATGGTTTACACTTAATTTCACCACCTTCAATAAATTTAATTGAATTGTATTTTGGTGATATTTCTGTGTAACTCCAATGAGTACCGTGACCGAATGAATGTAGGTCTGACCATTTAACCATCCATTTACCACTATAATCTTGGGTTAAAAATCCTACCATAATTATTTATTTTGTGCAATTATTTTAACTTGTACTCTACTCTCTTTATCTATATGGTACTCATACCATTTCATTGCTTCATCCTTGTTGTAATAAGTTGCTGACCATTCATTATGTTCTTCAAAATAACTTGACCACCATAACCCTAAAATATGTTTTTCAACAACCCAATACGGTTCTCCGTCATTAATAAATTTATCTCTTATTTCTAATAATCTATATCTTGCCATAATTAATACTCAATTATTCTACTTAGTACTTTATTAATTTTATTATCACCTCTCTTTGTAGGTAATGATGAAAGATACTTAATAAATTTCTTTCTGTCAAAGTGTTTAAATAAGGTTTTTGGAAATTCTCCGTTATTAGGATTCCAATTCCTTTCATCAATATGAGTCCAATACATTGTATCTTTTACGTGACGTACAATACTGTGTTCATCTGATTCTCCCCAGTAATCTGTGGTACAATAATGAATTTCAGGATAATATACCGTAAATCTATATTTTGGTCCATTTTTCCTTTTTCTAGGTCTTCTATTAGGAGTGTATGAAGCCCAATACAAATCTTTTACTTTAAGATGAAAGTCATCAATAAAACCTTTCCGATATAAGAGTCGGACTATTCTTTTCTCCTGTTTAACCCATGTTCTAACTGATTTATACATTTAATTGGAGAGTTTTGCCTTAATAGTCGGATGTGATTGATAGTTTTCTAATTCAAAATCTGTTATTTTGAATTCTCCCCATAGTGATGGAAATTCAGGTAACAGTCTATATTTCTCATCACTTCTCAGATGTTTTAGTGTTGGTAATGGGTACGGTTCTCTTGTTCTGGTTGGAATTTTTAATTCATCTAAAAGTAATGAACTAATAACCTCTGGTTCTTCTTGTGATAATAATGATTTTGCATCTTTATTTGTTTCGAATAATTTTTCTATTCTTTCTCTGTGAGTTAATTCTCTACCAATCTGTTCTTTTGCCTGTTCAACATGGTTACTGTATAAGTGTACGTCACCCAAGTTACCAATTAACTCATCAGGAACCATATTAACTGCTTTAGCAATGATTTCAAGCAGCAATCCGTAAGAAGCAATGTTAAATGGTAAACCTAGGAATGTATCTACGCTGCGTTGATTCCACATCAATGAGATTGCTCTGGTTGGAATGTTCCAAGTATCTAAAACTTTATGAACATCTTCATCCGAATCAAAGTGGCTATCAAACCCTGGTATAATATCGGTTGTTTGTTCTGCTAATTTTATTCTTTCAATTATACCCAACTCTCTTGTATAAAATTGAAAATCTGTATGACAAGGTGGAAGTACCATTTGGTCTATCTCACCTACATTCCAAGCATTAACTCTATTACGTCTTGAGTCTGGGTCTGTTTTAAGTAGATTGATTGAGTTTGCGATTTGGTCTATTTGTACGCTATCGTGAGTTGGTTCCCCGTCATTACCTTG